AGGCCATTAATATCTGAAGTAAGAGCTAGTGTAAGCACTTCAGAAAAATTTAGAATATATAGTGATTTGGTGCAAATGAAATTTAACTACACACCAAACACAAGAGATATAGTAGATAACGATAATTTATATTCAATAACTTATCAAAATGTTGATTGGCGAATAGCTGATTCTAGTATATCTAATGATAGAATGAGTGTAACTTTAATATGTTACTTTAATAAACCAAGTGTAGATGTATAGATGGCAACTCAACAAGATGTTAGAGAATATGCACAGGCAATACAGGCAGAATTATCTAGTATAGTTACGCCTATACCTGTATATGCAAATTTTAATAGAAATTATGCAACGCAACCTAAATTTATTACTTGGCAATTAAGAGATGTGCATCAACCAGTTTATACTGGTAATGTTCAAAGTATTAAAGGTATAGATACCCCTGTTTTTCAGATTAGTGTATTTACGCAAGAAATGGCAGATGGTTTTGATACCTCTAACGATATTTTGCAAGCATTACATGGTTTTAGTGGAACTTTTGGTGGCGGTGGCCATAGTTTTAATGTTTCAAAGGCAGATGTAGTGTGGTTATATCATGGATACGACAATGAGATTGGGCTTCATAATATATTTATGGACTGCACTTTATATATACCAACATAAGATTTTTTAATTTTTTTAATGTGAGGAAATAATTATGGCACTTCCAAATAAAGTTTTACCAGGTTTTAGCGCAAGTCTTTATTGCCAATCAGGCGCAACACCAACTGCTCTTTCAACGGCTAATCTTTCTGTTTATGCTTCAGTATCAGGCATTGCGGTTTCAGCAAACTTGTTACCTGTAGAAGCTATACCAGCTTTTGGTCAAGATGATGCAATGGCTAATTACAATGTTGCAGGTTCTCGTCAATCTGACAAGATTCCTACACAAGCCGCTCCAACATCAATGACTATTACTGCCGCTTGGAATCCAAGTGACGCTAATCTTCTTTTAATGCGTGGCGATGCTTACAACGGCACTATTGATAGAACTTTTGTGATCTCTGCTACTGATGGAACAAACATTGTAAATTACGCATTTAATGGTCGAGTAGGTCAATTTACAGTTGATCCTAATCCAACTGCTGAAGCTAAATGCACATTTACTGTTCACCCACGCGGTAATCAATATGGTTGGTCAAACAATACTTAATAAGGATTGAATATGAAATTATCTGAAGCTATTGAAATATTAACAAGCACCTATCAAAGCCTTGATACAGTAGCTTTAGGTTTGCCTGTTGATGCTAAAGAAGTAAATGAAGCTTTAAATAAAGCTGATAAAGATAGTGCGGAATATGTTGCTTTACAAGCTTTAGCAAAATTTAATCCTTATGAAAACACAAAAAAAGAAAAGGTAATACACAATGACGACACAAATAAATAATAGTGATGATTTATTAAGTTATTTGGTATCCCAAGCTAATTCAGGTCAAAAGAATTGGTTTGGGTTTGCCCAACAACGCCTTACAGGTATTAATCTAGCGCATGAGATAGCTAAAAATCATGCAGATAAATTGTCGCCTGAAGAATGTGTCGATTATGCTATTAAACTAAATAATGCGGTTTACCATAAAATAATTAAGGCAGATTAATGGGCGTTCGATTTGTTATTGAAGGTGCAAAAGAAACTCTCGCTTCACTTACATTATTTCAAGAACAATTTGGCGACAAAGATTCAAAAAGTAGAATATTAATACCAGCAGTTAAAGAAGCTATGAAGCCTGTATTGGCTATGGCAAAAGCATTATCACCTAAAGACACAGGCGCATTAGGTAATTCTTTGTATATCACCGCAAGGCGACCTACTAGAAAAGATATGAAATCAAGATATGTATTACCAAAAGATTCTGTTATATCGCTTGTTTCATCTCGACCAATTCCTAAAAAATTAAAGCAACAACTTCATTCTAAATATGGAAACTTAAAAGGTAGTGAGTATAAAAAAGCCAAAAGAAAATTTTATACTGAAGCAGGCGTTATGTTTGATGCAAGAGCTATTGCTAATGAGTTTGGAACTGCCAAGATGTCAGCAAAACCATATTTGCGCGTATCTTTAGAATCACAAGCTCAAATGGTAGCGGCACAATTAACACTAATTCTTAAACAAAAGATGGAAGCATATAAAGCTAAAAATTTAACAAAATAAGGAAAATAAAAGATGAGCAAATTAGGATCAGCACTCGGTAAAAAATACGAGGAAAATAGATTATCAGTATTAACTAGGTCGTTTGAATTAGGTGATCATACATTTAAAGTAAGAGTGCCAAGCGTTCAAGAAATTGAAGCTATTTATAATTACTTTAAAAACCCTAATGAAGAAAAGATTGAAGCAGAATATCAGTTAATGATAAAAGCCTTTGAGAATCTTAAAGATCAAGAAGGTGTGAAAGTTAAAGATAACGATTTTATTATTGATGGCAGATCAGTAAGAGAAACTGCTACAAATAAACATATATTGCAATATAGAATAGTTGAATATATTAAATTTCTAATACCCGAAACAGGATCGTTAGAAGATATAACTTATGAAGATGTAGAAACTGAATTTCCATTATCTGTTCAAATGACATTAGTGGAAAAAATTAACGAGGTTATTAGCCCTGATTATAAAGACATAAAGTCAAAGTAGTAGGCTCGTTAAGAACTCAAGTGCGGGCATCTATGGTTTTTAACGGGCATACAATACAAGATATAGATGCGCTTGATGAAGCTACCATGAATGAAATAACAGTCATGTATGCAGATGGGTTAGTTGGAAATAGAAGCTTATTAAATATGCAAGGAACTTTAGTTGCTGGAGTTTTTAATTATTTAAGAGCAAGTAATAGCCAACCCTATACTCTTAAAAGCGTTTTAGGTAGTGCTTATGAATATTTTTATGGTATAGAAAAAGCTAATCCTAGCGAATCCTTACTAACATTTATGTCGCAAGCACCTGACTTTAAAATGGACAGATTTCAAGGTAAATAACAATGGCAATTATTTCAAGATTAGCGGTTTTACTTGGGCTTGATGCAGGCGAGTTTAATGCCAATCTAGGTAAGGCTAAAGACAAAGTAGAAGGTTTTAGTGCAGGCGCAAAACTATCATTAGGTGCGGTTGCAGTAGCTTTTACGGCTTCCGCTCGTGAAGCAATTAACTTTGCCGACAAAATAAACGATGTCGCTAAAGCTAATGAAATGTCCGTTCAATCTGTATTGCGTATGTCGCAAGCCCTATCAACTAATGGTGGTAATGCCGATGATGCTGGTAAGCTTATGGCATCATTCGCTAATAAAGTTGATGAAGCCGCACAAGGTGGCGCTAAAGCACAAAAAGCCTTTTTATCAGTTGGCGTTTCTCTTAAAGATTTAAGAACTCTCTCACCTGATGAGTTATTTCAAAAAACTATTAAATCCCTTGCTGGTATTGAAGATCCAATTAAGCGCAATGCGCTTGCTATGGATATGTTTGGCAGAGCTATTCGCGGTGTTGATATTAAAGGCATGGCGGAAGAATTTGAAAAAATTAAAAGTAAATTTGCAGGTGCGGAAGTAGCATTTAAAAGCATAGGAAATTCTGTTGATAGACTAGACAGATTTTTTATGGAATTAAAAGTAAATCTTGCCACTAAACTTGCCCCAGCTTTTGAATCTGTAACTATTGCTATGGAAAATTGGTTAAATAAATCAAATGGCATAGTTGATAGATTTGCTCAAATTAGAAAAGAAGCTGGATGGTGGGCGGCTTGGAAAGATAAAGAAGGTTTCCAAAAATATGAATTTGCAGAAAGAGGTTCTGTTCAAGGCGCTAATGTTCCTAGCATTATGTCAGGTATTGGTGGTGTAGCTGGACCTAAAAAAGATGTTAGAGATGTTATAAAAGCAAAAGATACTGAAGCTGAAGCTGAAGCAAAAAGAGCTAAAGAAGCTTTAAAAAGGCAACAAGAATTTTACGAAAAAGAAATGTTGATTAGCCAAGCTAAAGGCGAAAGATTACAAAAAGAACATGAGTTAGCTTTTGTTTCAGAAAATGAAAGAAAGCTACAATTAGAAATATATGACATTGAACAAAAGCGAAAACAATTAACTTTAGGCGATCAATATGGTCGCAAAATGTCAGAGGATCAAGCTAATAAATGGGCGGAAGCAGAAAAAGCTCGCGCGCAAGAAGCTTATGCAATTGCTCAACAACAAAGAGATTTTGAATACGGATGGCAAAAAGCTTTTGCTACTTACGCAGATAACGCTACTAATGCCGCTAAAATGGGTGAGCAAGCATTTGTATCTGTAACACAAAATCTTGAGCAAGCTTTAGATACTTTTGTTAATACAGGAAAACTTAAATTTGGCGAATTAGCTAAAAGCATTATTGCAGACCTTCTTAAAATGGAAATGAAAGCACAAGCTACAAAAATTTTTGGATTTCTTAAAAGCGCAGTTGGGGGATTTTTTGGCGGTGGCGGTTCAAATATGGGTAGCGGTGGCGCAACAGCCGCATTTGGTTCAACTGCTTTTTGGGGTGGCAAAGCTGAAGGTGGCGATGTTAGTGCTAGTAATTCATATATGGTGGGCGAGCGTGGTCCTGAATTATTTGTGCCTAATGGATCAGGAACAATTATTCCAAATCGTCAATTAGGTTCTATGAGCGGTGGATCGCAAGTAGTGTATAATGGACCTTACATTGCTAATATGAGCGCTATTGATACACAGTCAGGCATTCAATTTTTAAGCAAAAATAAAGAAACAATTTGGTCAGCTAATCAATCAGCTCAACGATCATTACCGCAAGGCAGATAATATATGACTACTCTAAACACTATACTTTCTATTGCTGAATCAGTCGGTATTAATGACCAAAAATTTGTAGGTCAAATGATTAGCCGTAATCAAAGAATATCTACTTCCGAACTTCTTACTGTTCAACCTTTTGCTTTTGAAATGAAGCCAATGAATTATTTGCTTTATTCTCAAAACAGACCATTATTATCAGCGTTACGAGTAGCAGATAAAGCTACAGAGCAATATCTTAATTTTGGCGCTACAGGCTGGGTTAATTATATTTCATATCAAGGTGATATGTCAGCAGGTCAGATTGGCGCTTGCTCATGGACTTCAGCTTCAGCAAATAAAACTTTAGTGCTAGGAAGTTTACCTGCTATATCATCAACTGCTTACATTGTTAAAACAGGCGACTTTTGTCAAGTAGGTCGCTATGCTTATATAGCAACGGCAGATGTTCAAAGAGGTGGTGGATCAACTGTTAATATTCCTGTTCACAGAAATCTTATTGATGCAGTAGTTTCTACTGTTCAATGCGTCATAGGTCAATATGGCACTACTATTTCATTAGGTGGCAATACTTATACAGGCACTACTTTTCCTGTTATTTTAAGAGAGTATCCTACTTACGCTTTAGTGCCAATGACTAATGATTCATTTATTCAATGGTCAGGAACTTTTAAAGCTTTTGAAGATGTGCTATGAATGTAATAACGCCTGTCGATAATACCAATAATATAAGAATGGCAGATTTTGTGCGTATTACTACGCAACAAAATGTTAATCCGCCCGACCTTGTTATTGGCGTTACTTACACAATTAAAAAAGTAGGCACTACAAATTGGACTTCCGTTGGTGCTTCATCTAATGTTTATGGCGTTTCTTTTGTAGCTACAGGTTCGACTGGTGGCACAGGGTATGTTACTCAATCTCTTATTTATAGAATGTCTACTGCGCCTTCAGAATTAACTATTCCTGCCGTAGATGCGCTTCCATTTAATGCACTAGGAACTTTGGTTCAAGTTGGCAATGTAACGCGAGATATTAAATCAACCGCTAATGAAACATCTATTACTATTGTGGGTATTGATACTGCATTATTAGGTTGGGTGTTAGGGCTTAATGCTAAAGGTTCGCTTCTTGAAATGTGGCATGGATTTTTTGATACCAATGGCGCATTAATAACTACAGGTGGCACAGGCGGTCTTTATAAGTTTTTTACAGGCTATGTAAATTCTT